AGACAACCCTTATTGAGAATGGTTCCCATTAAGCGGCGATGATACACCCGACACGCCGTGCCGTGTTGACATGGTTGACGTGTTGTGCTACGCGAATGTGCGCGTGGGATTGCGGTGTGGTTGTGGTGTGTCGTGTTGTGTGGTGTGGTATTATGTAAGTGTCGGTTTCGATGAAAGGAAAAAATAAAATGAGTTTTATGAATCTTAATGTGTTGTCTAATTCAATTGATTTTAACGTGAATAGTATTTATGATGTGTTTGTGTATTTCGTTGATATTGCGTCCGATTGCTTAATCGAAACTCGGTTTGTCGATTGCATTGACGCATACGGACTTAGGGATGTACTTGACGATGGCGTGTTTTACGTTCCGGGCGCAGTCTGTTTAGGTTATCGTATTAATCGGTGATTGAAAAAAGAGGATTGAGTATGTTTTGCAAGCGTAATACTTGTTATTTCGTTAAAGGTTATAGGGTACGTGGTGAACAGCGTGTTAAGGCCGTTGTTATTAGTGCGAAATGGTTTAAATGTGATTCGTATGTGTCGGATTATGTGTTTGCGCATTGTCGTGATATGATTGATTTGATGCGGCGGGGGTTGTGGCGGGGGTGAGGTGTAGTGATGGCCTATTAGCTCAGTGGTTAGAGCGGCATTCTTATAAAATGTGCGTGCCGGGTTCAATTCCCGGATAGGCTACGCGATTGTGATATATTTGGTCATGGCGTGTCATTCGATGCGTCATGACCTTTTTTGTGAGGTGGTTTGATGGATATTAGTTCGATTGTAACTGTTGTCGGAAGTGTGGGCTTTCCGATTGTCGCGTGCTGTGGAATGGCATGGTTTATCGCTACGACGTTCAGCGATTTTAATGATTTGATGACTAAGAACAATGTGTTGACCGAAGAACTTATTGCATTGCTTAAGAATAATAAAGGGGATAATGATGACGCGAATATGGCGTAGCGTGTTGGCGTGCGTATGCGCATTGTCCTTGTTTTTTGTGCCATCTGCAAGCGCGGACATGCGGGGGGTGGATGTGAGCAATTGGCAGTGTGATATTGATACGTACGCGCTTGACGCTGATTTCGTTGTGGCGGGTGCCACATGGGGTATCGGCGGTTTCAACAACATGTGTCTGACCAACGGTGTGAATCGGGCAGCGAACTATCAACTTGGTCGTGCGATGGACAGCGGTAAAAGCGTTGGCGTATATCATTACGCGATGGGGCATGACGCGAACGCGGAAGCTGACTTTTTCATAGACAATGTACGTGGATATGTTGGAAACGCTGTGCTTGTTTTGGATTGGGAGGCTCAGGATAATCCGCAGTTTGGTAATGGCGCGTGGGTTGAAACGTGGGTACGTCATGTGCATGACCGTACTCGGGTGTGGCCGATTGTCTATGTTCAGGCGTCCGCGCTGTGGCAGCTTACTTCGTTCGTGCGGGAGCATTGCGGCGTATGGGTTGCGCAGTATGCGTCGATGAACGTAACCGGCTATCAGGAAACGCCGTGGTTATATGGGGCGTATGGTGAAGCCATGCGTCAGTATACGTCGAACGGGTATGTGTCGGGATATGCCGGACGATTGGATTTGAATTATTTCCGGGGCGAGCTATGGCAGTGGGACGCATACGCGCATGGCGACGGTGCGAATGTATCCGCGCCGGGAACGAATACCGGGGGTAATGTATCGCAGTCTGTTTGTGTGGTGGTTGTGTCGGGTGATACGTTGTCCGGTATTGCTGCGCGTACTGGATTGTGGCCGTGGCAGTCGTGGCATGGGTATGGGTCGGGTAATCCGGCTGTGATTTATCCGGGTGAAACTGTGTGCTATGGCGGGGGTGCGCAGTCGAATGTGGCGCGCACGTATACGGTTGTATCGGGTGATAGTTTGTGGTCTGTATTCGGTTCAGATTGGGCGCGTGTCGCGTCGCTTAACGGTTTGTCTAATCCGAGTCTGATTTATCCGGGGCAGATTTTGCGTTATTGAGAATCAATATCAAAAATCGGCGTGTCGCTTTTTGCGCACGCCGATTTTTGTGCTATAAATATTTATGTCGCCAAAATGGTTGACAGAAAATAAAACAGATACAAAGGATAACAAACATGCGAAAGATACGTAAGGTAATCGCGGACAGCACCATAAGCTATTATGACAGGGACGGTGTGGAACAGACATTTCACACTAACGGAAACGTTCGTAATGTTGAAATGGCTGTTAAAGTGCTTATGGACGCCGGTATTGTCAATATTTTGGTTGACGATATTACCGTAAACAAGAACACGTATGTCATGGACGTTGATACGTTCATTGAGCACGCGGAACGTGTCGCAACTGGCGTAACCGGCACCGATACCGACAACGATACTGACAACGATAACGATAAAGATATTGAATCCTGAAAGGAACTGAAATGAACGAGGAAAACGAACAGATGAACGAGGAAAACGAACAGATGAACGACACCACCGCGAATGAACCCGCGCAGAACACCGCTGACAACTATCGTTACATTTGCACGATGGACAGCAGCACGTTCGAGGGAAAACGCGCCATCGTCAACGCACGTAACAGCGCATTGTCGCTGAACGGACGCGGCGCAGAACCATTGACGGTTATCGGCGCTTACATCGCGCCCGGTGTCCGTTTTCAGACCGGGCAGAAATGCGCAAACGTCTATCTTTTCGGAAAAGACGGCAATACGTATTTCAGTCAGTCACAGGGAATCTACCGTAGCGTGTTGGACATCTACGATATGTTCCCCGATTTCAACGCACCGGACGGCATCACTGTTGCAGTCAAGCAGACCCCGCTGGGCGGTGGTCGTTCCACGAAATCGCTTGAAATCAAGTAGTTCGGAATGAAACAAAAGTGCCATACATGCTATGGCACTTTTTTATAAGGTGGCGAACATGCCTAGAGCACATAAACAAGCGGACTTATTGACCGCGAAACGCAAGCGCGTACGTCGCGCTATAAACAGTCTGAAAAAAAGCATTACCGACACCATGCCTGAAAGCGAAGCGAACGCACGCCGCGCTTACATCCAGCGACTTGAAACGCAGTTGAAAAACACGTATATTGGCCGTGTCCGTAATAGCGGCATACGGAATGAACTGTATCAGCGTGCGAACGAAACCGCCGATAAACTCGTGCAACAGGTGAGCGAGGTACGCGGCGGTAAAGGGCGTGCGAGGGAGCGCGCGCGTTCGTTCAACATTTTCCGTGAGGAAATGCGCATGGCGTCCAAAGGAATGCCGAGCGCGCTAGGCGACCTTGGGCGGGAAAAAGTCAAGGTGTTTTGGCGATACACACAAAACATATGGCAGAAATCGAACGTTCCGCCGAACAAACGATTAGAAACCATTATGAAAGCGTATGACGCTGATTCGCTCAGTGAACTTTTTGATACTATCATGCAACGAAACGAAAAGGTGTTGGAGTACGCCAAAAATATGAAAATGCATACAGGCGAATTGGAGGATTACATGGACGTTGACGGTGGTAGTCCGATTTGGCTTATTGCGGTCTCCCCTGATGTAATACGATGATAAAGCGCAAGGAATTTAAGATTGCGGCGATATTCGACACCGAAACAACGAATATTGGCGAGGGTGCCGAAACACGCGCATATCCGATATTATACATTTTCAACGATTTGCGTAACACGTCACTGGAATCGTACACTCCCGACACGGACGATGTACGGTTTTACCGGCACACGTCCGAAGCGTTGACGTACATTGACAATCTTATCGACTATGCGCGCGCACACGATTATGTTCCGATAATCGCTGCTTATAACCTCATGTTCGATATGCAGACTCTTATGTTGGAATTGGCGCGGTCGTACGCGATTGAGGTCAATGCGCAGACCGCTACAAGCGTGTACACGCTCGATTTGCGCGTAGGCGATAATGTGGTGTGCCGTTTTTGGGACACGTTTTATCTCGAAATGGGCGGACTGCGCGCGATGGGCGAAACATGCGGATTGCCGAAAGCGGTGGGCGATTGGGATTATTCACTTGTGCGTACGCCTGAAACGCCGTTGACGGAAGAGGAAAAATTTTACGCACGCCGTGATGTGCAAGTGATACCTCAATACTTGCAATGGTTGCTACGCGCTAATCATTGGCTCACGTCTGACATGCTGGGGAGCCGCGTGCTTACCAAGACGTCGCTTGTGCGGCAGATGGCACGTCGTGAAATCGGCGGGCGGCGCGTCACGTTGCAAGGTGGTAAGAAAATCACATTGCAACACGCTTTCGAGATGACGTGCAATCAGGAATTTCCGAAAGATTACAAATCTTATGCGTTGCGAAAAGCATGTTTCCGTGGCGGATTGACGTTTACGAGTGCTAAAACCGCTAGTGTTGTCGTGGATAACGTCGCGTCCTTAGATGTCACGTCAATGCATCACGCTTTCATTAATGGCCGACGTTTGCCGGTAAAATTTGCGTCAGCGCCTACGGATATTTTGCAAATCGCATGCGAACGCATTGTTAATACGTCGCTTGAAGATGTGTTGCTGAACTATGATGACCCGTTTCTTACAGGATTGCATGCGGCTGTGAGATTCATAAATCTCAGATTGCGCGAAAACACATGTTTCGACGATTGGGGAATTGCAATATGCCCACGTTCCAAGTTTGTGAAAACGCTGCAAGCGGACACCGATTATAGCAATAACGAACGCGTGAAGACACAGGAAAACAGTGTTAGGGCGCACGGTTACGTTGACAGTGCCGTTAATCCAACGTATGCTTTCGGGAAATTGTATTGCGCGGACGAATGCATATTACATGTCAATGAAATTGAATTGTGGAATGTGGCGCAAGTGTACGAATTTGACGAAATGCATGTATTATACGGTGAAGCAACCACTAAGACGATTGTTCCACCTGATTATGTGACTTTACAATCAAACATGCTTTTCGCACGAAAAACCGATGTGAAAAATCTGATTAAACGGTATCACGAGGGCACGGCGTACGCGGGTGAAATACCCGATTCGATACCGGAGGGAATCGCACGCGACGCTAAAGCGGGCACGTTGAGCACGAAATTTCTGCAATCATATTACGGCAGCACCGTTAAAGGGCAATTTAATGGAATCTATGGCACACAGGCACAGGACGTTATGAAAGCGGATTATCGCGTGACGGAAACCGGTGAACTTGAAGTCGATAAAACCACGGTGTGCACTCCCGAGAATTTCACTAAAAAACGCCCGAAAACACCACGCGTCCTATACACGTACGGAATGCGAATCGTAGCGGGCAGCAGAATGCACCTCTTGATAGCCATGATACTGATATACCGTCATTTCGGCGCACGTGTAGCGGTCACGGGCGGCGATACCGATAGCCTGAAAATCAGTTGCGATGACGATGTGAGCGACGCGGAATTGCTGGACGCGCTCAAACCGCTGCATAACGCAATCGAAAACGCGATTAACCGCACCATGCGACGCGTCCGAAACACCGCGCCCGACATGGCGTCAACGCTAGACCATATCGGAAAATTCGAGGTTGAGGACTGTGGCGGTGTCACGCGTTACGCCGAACATATGGAATTGTGGAATAAAGCACGCGTCAGTTTGGACACGGGCGGGCGCGTACATGTCACTTGCGCCGGACTTCCGCGACCGGACGGTGTGTACACCATTGAAGATTTTATAGCCGATGTCATGCATGCGGGGCATGGTTTCGCGGAAACCGTACAAATGTCGCTCGGTTATGACGTATTGGTAGATTATGAGATTTGTCATACATTGCAACGAAATCGACCGCATGTATGGGACAGGTACGTTGGAACCGTCACCGATTATCGAGGCGCGACATATCATGTTGACGCGCCCGAAGCGATAGCGTTGTACCCGTCCGGCAGATGGCTAGGCGAATCGGACAAACAAGCTAACGGCGAGAATCTGACATACATCCGAAACACGTATAATAGGAATGCGGAAACAACGCCCCGCGAACTTATTATGCGGGACGGCAACCCTATGATTGTGAGTATTGATGGCAAAATATTATTATGACCGGCTTAGAACACAGATATTGCCGCGCAACGCTGACGTAAACCTTATAATAGGCGCACGCGGTCTCGGTAAAACGTACGGCGTACGTCGGTATATGTTAGAAGATTATATTAAAAACAATATCTGTTTTGTTGAGGTCACACGGTACCGTGAAGAAAATAACGACGTGGCGGCAAAATATTTTGACAGGATAATAGAGGACAATATTTTTCCCGACTACGATTTTAGGGTACATAACAAGGTGGCTGAAATACGTCGTAATGGTGATAAAAAATGGCGGACATGTGGTTATTTCATCCCATTATCATTACAGCAGCAGAAGAAAAAAAGCACATATGTTAATGTACGTAACATTTGCATGGACGAAATTATCATAGACCCTGACGATATATACCACCATTATTTGCGCAACGAATATGAACAATTAGCCAATCTTGTAGATACCGTCACGCGCGAACGCGCCGACGATAACAAGCTACGTAAACCGCGAATCTTTTTATTAGGTAACGCGTGCGACGCATATAATCCATATTTTAAACATTATGACGTGCCCTTAGAGCCTGACTTTGGTTTACAATGGCTTGACGGTAAAACATGTATTTTCGATTATGTTGAAGACGATAAATATGCTGAACAGAAAACGAAAAACACAGTCGCCGGGCGCATGATGAAAAATAACGATGACGTCACCGCTAAAAATAAATTCAAACACCATGATATTGATTTTATTGAAAAGCCGCACAAACACGCTAAACTTACTTATGTCTTCCGTTGGTTGCGTCACGAGTATGGCGTTTATGTTGACTTACGTTGCGGATATGTTTTCATATCCGCAAAATATGACACGGGCACACATGTGCCATATTTCGCAATTACGACGGATGACAATAAACTTAATTATCTTACAGCGAGTGTCGCAAAAGACTTAATCAGAAATCTTACGTCATATTATGGATTAGGGTATCTGCGCTATGACACGGTGATAACGCAACACGCTGTAATTGCAATGCTCAGAAATTTCGGTGTAAAATAATCACGGCATACGCAAGGTGTCGTAGCGAGGGGCGATAAAACATTATCATTGATAACCACGGTTGACTCCGCCAATGATATGGCCGTGAGGGAAAAGCGCGCCGTCCATCGTTGTGAGTCATGTTGCAAGTATGCTATTCTTAAGTCGTGCCGGTTCGGTATTCGTTCGCCGGTACGACTTTTTCATATATGAAAGGAAAAAATAATGGATGACGAAACCCCTGAGGAAAGGGACGCCGCCGAACGCGATGACCTTACGGAAAACGAAGCGCACCGCGCGGGCGAGTGCGATGACTTGCGCGACATGCTGCGCGACGTGCTTGACAAGGTAAGTGCGCTAAGCGACCGCATGGACGCAATCAGCGAACGAATCGACGGCATATACGACAACTTCACCGATTCAGTCGCGCAAATGGTTGAAAACGGCGCGACCGTCAAGGAAAACGACGATGACGCGGCGGAAGCAATCGCACAAGCCGCGGCGGAGGACTTGGAAAATCTCGATTACACGCTCTGAAGGGAGAATGAACCATGGCGATAGATAACGCAACCATTTTGGATAAAGTACGTCTTAAGAACACTGACGATTATCAACAGCGCGTGCCAAGCGCGACACAAACCGGTGTGGCGAACACCGCGCGGTATTTGTTCGACCCGATGAATCGGCAGTATCTCAACGACTGTGTTTGGAGCATGGTCAATCGTATCGGACTCACCGTAATGGCACAGAACGCGCCGTTTGAAAACCCGTTTTCGGTTTTCAAAAAGGAAAATCTGTATTGGGGCAGCACCGTACAGGAAATCGCGGTCAAGTGGATTAAGGCGCACGGGTACAAGGACGATGCGGAAGACCTTTTGAAGATGCATCGACCCGAAGCGGCGGCGTGGTTCTATGAAATGAACCGCAAGGACCAATACCCAATTTCATGGACCGATGACGAATTGCGACAAGCGTTCGTTGATGATTACGGTCTGAATCGTTTCATTGCGCAGATTATGGAAACGCCACGCAACAGTGACAATTATGATGAAATGAATATCATGCTTGCGCTGATTCGTCATTATGAGCAGAATCTTGGTTTCTACAAGGTGCATCTTGATGCGGTGCCGAGCGATGAATCGACTGCTAAGACGTTGCTTAAGGCATTGCGTGCGACCGCGGGACGTATGCAGTTTCCGTCAACGCAGTACAACGCGTTGAACGTCACCGATATTCCGGCGTATGCTAATCCGCAGCAAATGGTGTTGTTGATTGAACCGGAATATCTCGCATCGCTCGACGTTGACGCGTTGTCGGCTGTGTTCCAGTTGGATAAGGCCGACGTGCCGTATCGTATCATTCAGGTGCCGAGTCTTGGTATTCTGGGTGCGGTGGCGTTGCTTGTTTCAACTGATTGGTATCAGGTTCGCGATACGCTGTACGGCACTACTCAGTTCTATAATCCGCAAACACTTTCCAACACGCTGTATCTCAACCACTGGGGCATTTATGGCGTGTCGCCTTTTACGCCGTGCGCCTTGTTCACCACCGATGCGGGCACTTCCATCAATATTGTGACTCAGACCGTGACCGGGTTCACGCTGACCCCGACCACGGGAAAGGTCAAGGCGGGCGACCTTGTGCAGCTCACACCGAAGCTCACCGCCACCGTCACCCCGACGGGCACCGCCGTTCAGGTCGCGCCGAACGCGGCGACGTACGAGGTTGCGGCGAACCATGCCGCAAGCGGCGATGAGTCGCACGGCGCGGCGAACCATGCCGCAAGCGGCGATGTGTCGCACGGCGCGGCGTTCGACCTCAACGTCAATACGTTCGTGGATGACCAAGCGCGCTTGCATGTACAGCGTGACGGTCTTGTGGCCGGTGACGTCATTACCGTGACGGGTACCGCCACGTACGTCAATCCGAACGGCAATACTACGGCACGTTCCGCGACATGCACGTTCACCGTCGAATAGTCTGCATCGACTATGGTATAAAATGAGTGGTGCTTCATGTGAAGCACCACTCATTTTTTCATATATGAAAGGATGCGATATGGACTTTCCACATCTGCAAAACGCAACGGCGTTCCCCGATACGGATACGCGCGTATACGGTCAGTACCGCAACGTTTTCGATTACAATGTTTGGACGCCAAACACGGTAATCAAGTTATGCCGCGTGAAGTGGTACGATGATTACCACGACGTCGTTAAATTCCCCGATGACACCACAAGAAACGAATGGTTTGACAACCTAGACGGCGAAACCGTCAAGTTGACAACGAACATGTATATCGCACGCGCCGACGCGGACGGCATAAAATTGCCGGTACCTTACATGACGGCGCAACAGTATAATTACATTGTCGTTGACTTTTCGCATGACATTATCAATACGCCATATCAAAAAACTGACGTGCAGACACGCTATCATTTTTTCATCACTTCCGTACGCGCGGAAGCGCCGAACACGACAACATGCACGCTTATGCGCGACGTATGGACGGACTATATCAACAGCACCACAATCAACGGAATGGTGTTGACACGCGGACACGCGCCGTTAACGGAAATGACACCGCAAGAACTGCTAAAAAACCCGCGCGCGAATTGTCGTGATTTCACGCTGCCCGACGTTGACTATGGCAACGCCGCGTCGAATATCAGAAAAAGCACACCGTTTAATCTGCAAAACGGTACAAGATACATCTGTGTGGCCGCAACGTTTTCACCTGAACAATTGCAAACCATGAGCGGCATGCGCGGTACGAATATCACGGACAGCGAACCGACATACAGTAACGCCGATGGCACGGTAACGAATTTCTCGTGGGGTGCCGGAAACGTTTCCACGTCAAACGTCACCGGCGCGGGCACATCATACAATTCAATCGATAATCTTACACCAAGTAACGTAAGCATGTATGCGCTCGAATCGTCCAAAATATCGGGCGAATATTTCGACACGCTTTTCGCATATTATCCACATATCATGTCGCAAATTACAGCGGTTTTCGTCGCCACCGCAAACATGATGCGACTTGGTAACGCTATCAATGTGAACGGCGTCGAATGGCATACAGTCAGCGGCGCACGGACAAAACTCTCCGATATTGATTTGACTATCGACGATTTCGGCTACGCTAGCGAATACGCGCAAATAACTCGACTCTATCTTGCACCCTACGCGCACTTAGAGGTTTCCGACAATATCGGCAACAAAACCCGTGTGGAAATCGCTGACTGCGGGCGACTCTCGGTACAGACAGTCACGTCTTTAAGTTATCCGATATTGCGACAAATTGTATGGCTTGACGGAATCGGTGGCGACGGTGACACGTCAATTAGCATTAACGCTATCAATGGTGCTAACATTACCGGCAACGTGCCGAACGCGGACGTACTCAAAACACTCATATCGCACGACATACCAACATACGCGCTGCAACGTCGCGCAATCGATGCGCGCCGCGCCGACGCATACAATCAAAATATCGCACAAGCACGCGAAAACGCCATACTCGCATACGAAAACGGCGCACGTACGAACAACGTCAGCCGTGACAACACCGTGCGCACAGGACAAACAAGCGTAGCGAACACCGCGACCGCAAACGGATTGCGCAACACGACAACAGCTAATGCAAATCAAGCCGCAACAGACATAACAGCGCGCGGAAACACTAAACTAGATAATGAACAGAAGTATCAAAATGCAAAAATAAACGCCGATTTATCAGAAGACTTGGCAGTCGCAACCGCGTCATATGTCACCGGGCAAGAACAAGCCGCAATGACCAACGTCACTTCAACTCTTGGTAGTCTCGCCACAAGCGCAATATCGGTCGGCGCGGGTTTAGCAGCAAGCGCGGCCACAGGCGGTGCCGCGCTCCCGGCTGTAATTGGCGCGGCGGCGGGGCTTAGTTCCGGTGTGATAGGTGTCGGCACGTCAAGTTATAACGCGGCGATTGCGTTGACCAATAACCAACTTGTGTACACCGCGTCAAGTGACGCGGCATCCAAAAAAGCAGCCAACGCGTTGGAATGCAACGCGGGACTTATTGCACAGGCAAAAAGTTACGCCACGGATAGCACAAAACGTTCCAATCAGCTCAACACCGATAACACTAATGCGTCTAACGCGGCCAATACGACAATAACGGGCGCAAGCGTCAGCACCGCGAACGCGAACGCGTCGGCGTCACGCAATCAGAGTGTGGATAACGCGAAACGTGTCATGGTAAACACGCGTTCCAACGTTAACGCCGCATGGCGCGACTTACTCAACCACGCCGCGCAACCGGTGGGGGCGTATGGCGGCGACAACTTCGGACAGGCCGCGGGGCTTGACACCATGACCGTGAAAATCGTAACAGAAGACAACGGCGCAATCGCGGCGGCGGGCGACTACATGCTGCGCTATGGCATCGCAAGCAACAAACTCTACAATAGACCGTCGTTGACGCCATGCAAGCATTTCACGTATTGGCAGACCGCCGACATATGGACGCTATGCCCGCTTGCGCAAAACGAACAATTGCAGACAATCAGGGATATTTTCAGCTCCGGTGTTACAATATGGAACAGACCCGAGGAAGTCGGCGGCGACTTCGTACACGACAATATATAAGGTGGGAAAACATGGGACGTAAACGCACACATAAAAAGCCATTGACTCGTGCGGAAATGGGTGAACGCGGCGCACCGATGTGGCAGCAATCCCAATCGCTCAATTCGCAAGCGTATTCGATGGCGTATTCTCAAATGCTGAATATCGCGCTATCTCGTTTCAAGTGGTTGAATCTGCCGAAAACTTGCGACGCATGGTTTCTCGAATACAATCTATTGTATTTCGGTTACGCCACAATTGCGTTTCCGCATAGCAAACCGGGCGTGTTTTTCAGCACGCAAGCGGTGACCACCTCAAATTTCAACGTCTATTACAAACCGAAGAAATGGGATAGTTACGGTATTAACGGTTGGCGTTTTCCGGTGAACAATTCCAATGGTGTTTTCATCTACGCCAACCGCGCCCGCACGCCACTCATTCCGACTATTGAATTTTTCGCGCATGAAATAGAAGATTTATACATGACGCGGCGGCAAAATCGTTTCAATCAGAAGACACCGTTCATTCTTGAGGTTCCGGCCGGGCAGCAAACGGCGGGTGTCAACGTTATCAAGCAAATCTCAGGCGGTGAAATGGCTATCATGGCGACACCGGGTTTCACCGATTCGATGAAAGCAAACGTGCTGAAAACCAACGTCGAATATATCGGCATGGAATTGCAGACCGATATACAGAACACTTGGAACGCGTTTTATCAAGCGTTGGGCATTAAAAATCTTCCGTTGAAAATGGAACGGCAGACCGCCGACGAAATCAACGATTACGGCGAACCGTCCGATTTGCGCGCGCTCAGCGAATTAGAGGAACGGCGTGCCGCGTGCGACATTCTCAACACAAGATTCGGAAAATACCTTAAAGAACCGATACAGGTTGTATGGAACGAAGACAATGTTTCCCGCAACTACGCTTACTTGACAGACGCTGAAAGAATGAACGACGATGACAATGCAGAATGACATAAACCATTATCAGCCGTGCGAATCGTACGACGATTTTCACGGCGTAATGACATACACTTTTGGCGAATTACTCGATACACCCGGCGGTGTTGACTGGAATAATGCCGCATGGTCATGGCGGGACATTGCCTATGATGACACGCAATACACACGTTGCTGCAAGAAAATCGAGAATCGTTTCTATGACAGAGAGTTAGGCGTTATGCCACCGTCAAGATGGCGACGGCACTTTCTACGCCTTATCCAAGAAATCATGCCGACGCTGCGCCCGCTTTATGCGCTTGTAAGCAATAATCCTGATATAATTCTCAGTGACAGCGACATATGGCATAAAATGCGAACAGTCTACAGTGATTTCCCAGCAACACAATTGACTGAAAACCAAGACTACGCAAGCAACGCGACCGATAATCAATACGAGACAATCGCAAACGGTGATTTCATGGACAAAGTCAATCGCATAAGAAACGGCGATTACGTCGATATAGACGTAATGCTACTCGAACACCTTGAAACATGTTTTAGCCCATTATGGACGATAAACATAAACAATTACTGAAAGGATAATACACATGTTTCCACTGCTACCGTTTTTCTCGGTATGGCCGTACACGCCCGCCATACCCGCGTTCTATTGGAATGCTAAAAGTCAAGAGGAAATAATAAAACACATCGCGTGCGAAATCGACCACATAACGGCATATCTTGACGAAATCGTAACCGACATAAACAAAACATTGAGCGACTACGATACAAGAATAAAAAACATTGAAGCGCACATAAACGATTACGCGCTAGCCATCGCGCAAATACAAGAACAAATCGAACACATAGGAAACACACAACTGATATGGAACGTCACAAAAGGCGAATACACCGATAGTAAAACCGCATTACGTGACCTCTATCGAGAATTGTCCGTTTACGGTGCGCGAATCAGTCAAATTGCTGACATTGACATAAATAAACTGTCCGAACACCGTACCGACGAAACGCCCGCAGTCGGCAACCTCACCATATTCAACGACAACACGCCCCGTGTTACCGATACGAAAACCGGCAAACCTTACTCATCGTTATAAGCACGAAAGGATAAATTATGGCGGAAACTCTAAACTATAAGCTTGAAAAATATGACGCGGGCAGTTCTGCTAATCTATTAGACCAATATAATTCGTCAATGGATAAAGTTGATGCAGCGCTTAAACAAATCAACGATAAAGCCGAGCAAGCCGGACAGGAAAACGCGTTACCCGACGGCCTTGAAGCGTTCTGCACAGCTTTAGGAATTTCCAGTAACAACGCGGCAACCCTAGGCGCAACGTTAAATCACATTCTGAATAAAATCGGAACCGAAGCGTTTACCGTTACCGACCTTGCAAACGCAAAGAAAACCGCCGAGGGTTTCATTATCCCCGATAACGTCGCATAACAGAAAGGATATACTATGGCTACAGAAACACCGTTTTATCATCTGCCATTATATGAAACGGGTGACCTAGCGGACTTGCGCGACGGGTATAACGCGGCAATGCGGATTATCGACCGTACCATACATCAAATGCAAGTGCAAGCGGAAATTAATCACCCTCAAACAATACGAAAGGAAACCACAAAATGACAGACTATACAACCAATTTCAATCTTGAAAAATATACAACCGGTGACGCGGCAAACCTCAATGACCAATATAACGCGTCAATGGATATTATCGACACCAATCTATACAAAGTAAACACTAACGCTAGTAATGCGTTAAACACTGCAAATCAAGCCATAACGCAAATACAAACCACAAACGACAATCTAGCGGCATTAGGCGTAACCGACGAAACCACCGCCACCACGCTTAAAAACAAGATTGACAAAACAGCGTCGAATCTTGCTGTTACAACCGAAAAGGCAAACAACGCAGAAAGCAACTTAAACGCGCTAGGCATAACCGACACTGTTACCGCTGAAACAACTAAAACACGTTGGGACACGGGAGCCGAGCAAGCCGAAATCAATAAAAACAGTATATCCGCGCTCAACATTAAAACAAACCAAAACGCGCGAATCATTACGCAAGCAATCGGTTACAATGATAATATTGTCGTAATCGGAGACAGTTGGGTAGACGGATACTATAGTGGCGCAAAACACTTAGCTGATTCGCCGGCAAACGCCATTTATGACATACTAAAGCCAACCACGAAACAAACACTAGGAACAAGCGCGGGCGGTTTCTACGCGACCGGTGATGACGGTACTTTCCTTGACCGATGGAACGCCGTGACCGATAAACAACATGTCAATAGGGTTATCATCATTGGCGGGCAAAATGATGCGAATATAATGCTAGATAAAAACGTGTCATTAGCATCCATCGATAACAGCATAAACACATTACTAAACACAATACACACCGAAGCACCAAACGCAATAATTGATATATTTCCAATGTGTCTCGCAATAGGCGAATCAATGAACCGACGAAACACAAAATGGGCCGTAGCACCGGATTACCGGCAACAGGTTTACAACCTTTTCGCCACAAAACACGACATTCCAAACGTTGTTATACATGAGGGCGCATATCGCGCTGGCGTATGGGCAAGTCGCGCAGCAGATGGCGGTGACGATGACGACGGCTCGCACCTATCAAAAGGCGGATACAGCGCAGTAGGACACGCTATGGGTAGCTGCATACTACACGGCACAACATTTTTCCCAACACAAAGCGGTTTCCCTAACGACTCACAAATTAACGGCACATGGAATAATATATCAATTTTTGAAACCAACGGAATACTATCAATCCAATACAATGCAAAAACAAACGGCCCACAAAAAAATGGCGATAGAATATTCAAAATCGCCAAACAATTCAGCGTAGGCGCATCAGTATTCTACAAAGACTACAGCGATAAATATTTCGTCTCAATCGACCGCGACACATTAGCGCTGCAAGGTGTAAACAACATAGTCGCCGGTGACATAATCGCCGGTGGCATACGACTACTAGCGGGCTTCTAACACAAAAAAACCGGTTGGCATTATCGCCAACCGGTTTTATATTTATATCAATCATCACCGTTATCAACCGAAATAACATACTTACGACATGGCCGCCCCTTACGACTTAATCCCCTTGTAACCTCAACATAGTCATAGTCATTGCTAAGTATCCATTCAACAACTGACGCAAGCGCAGATTCAAACGTAATAACACAATCATCAAAACAACCATTATCACGGACAGTAGTTGTTATCACATCTTCAATGCAGACTTTATACCAAGTATCAACTTCAAGTTCGATAACATAAGCATTAAAATTAATCATTTTATTTTTCCTTTCATCGAAACCGACACTTACATAATACCACACCACACAACACGACACACCACAACCACACCGCAATCCCACGCGCACATTCGCGTAGCACAACACGTCAACCATGTCAACACGGCACGGCGTGTCGGGTGTATCATCGCCGCTTAATGGGAACCATTCTCAATAAGGGTTGTCT